GGCGCATGTACAAACGATTTGCATCATTGTTCACTTCTACGGTGAGAGGTTGACCTGATGGATTGGACCCCACGACTTCCAGAAACAGACTCTTAATCTCATACACAGGATAGCACACTTCAGTGCCAATACCCCGGCAGATTGTCATGAAATCTTGTGTCATCTTGCAACGCTTGAAGATATGTTCATAATACTCAAAAGCTCCAGTCGAGAACTGTACCTCCATGCCCTTATCAAAATGCTTGAAATCGCCGTTGAAAATTCTCTTCAAGTCTCGGAAAGATTCATGGAAACAGCGCCAGTCTTTGCCAGCAGCATTGGTTCCCACTGCGGATTCAAAATGCAGTGGATATCTTCTACGAGCCGCCATCAAGGGAAGGAAATACATCCTGACCAAAATGATGAAAGCAACTTGTGCAGCGGAATAGGTACGCACTTTGTGTTTGTCATACTTGGAAAAGAAAGAGCTTCATCCTTCAGGCACATGGCAAAAAGGGTATTAATCCTTACTCCAGTCAGCAACTTCTTTTCCATCTGATCCACTCTAGAACGCACATCCAACAAATCCTCGTCAAAATCATAGGCAACTTCATGCTCATCCGATTCAACTAGCTTCACATACTTACTTTTCTTCCCACGCTTAGGCAAAGAAACTGATGCTTGGAAATTCAACTTATCGATTCCAGCTGCACCATCAATGCCATTAATGGCTTGTTCGTACGTGAGCTTGCCAACTGCTCTGGCAAAATCTGGATGGTCTTCTAGGAATGCATCAAAACCATCGCACATGTCCTTCAGAGCTCGTCTCAGGATAGAGGACGTAGGAGGAATCTTCTTCTCAGTCATGACGTCCAAATCGCGATTGTAGTGCATGTACTCTGCGAATGTGGGTGGACGTGTATGGGCACGTGGTTCACCCATGATCTTGGTAACAGCACCCGAAATGGGAGAGGTATCAACTTTGGACGAAAATCTGACTTGTGGAATGGTAGATTGTCCGTAGATGGTGACGTGATGTTCTTTTTCCTGGTCCAAGAAATTGATGGGATTCTTTGGATGGATGACAGGTCCGATGTTGTACTTGACACCATATTCTTCTTCTTCAAGTGGTGAAGAGCCATGAGCATTCCATTTAGGGATCCTCTCCTTGGCTCGTTTCAGAGCTTCCTGTGTGATCATGGATGCGAATGCGTTATTTCCATCTCCTGCAACATGCAAACCTATGATCATAGGATTATTGCCATTCGTCACCAAAGGAGATCCACACAGAC